TCGTAGTAGTCGGGTTGGTGACAGGGACAGTCGTTTCGGGGACAGTAGAAGTAGTAGTCGTCGTTGTCGTTGATGTCGTGGATGTGGTTATAGATGCCCATAACGACAGGTTACTGATTGTGAGATGACCTGGCGCACAACAGGTATCTATCGAATACTGACGGAACGTGAACACATCACCCTCATTCACGGGTACAGACTTGGTTCCTGTCGCATTGTTCTGTTGTGTAAGCAAGGTGTATACGCCGTTAATGCCGTACTGCGGTGGGTCATACACCCAGCCATCAGTTGTCTGATATGCCCAAGTGAAATCTATTGTGTCTACATCTGCGGGGATTGTGGTCTCAATCTTCACCCAATGAGCAGCACCGGAACAGCCACCCTGATCGGGGCCATGCAGAATGATCGTGTCGTCAATGACTTCGATTGAACCTGATGTTGGGCAGGACTGGCTGTATGTCCATTCACCAAGCGTGTCAGCTTTAGCAGGTTTCGCAAATAGCGCGAACAGTACTGCGGGGATGATGATTAGATAGCGGGCGTTGCGACCCATGCCAGAGTTTCTTCATCCCAAATGAATGACCCCTCTGGTTTTGGTGTTGGTGCTTGCCAATCGTTGTTGCTGTCTAATGACCATGACGGGAATGGTTGTGGTGCTACGAACTGGTCTTTCACAGCGTCATAGGTGAAACCGATACCTGCGTATTGTTTGCGAATACGGTTGTTGTAACTGGTCTGAACCCACGTGCCACCAAGAAGGTTGTTGCACCACTCTGCGCCGTTGGCTTCGTGTTCGTCAGCGACAACGATTACTCGTAGGACTGTGTTGGTTGAATCTATTTCTGCGAAATGTGCCATGTTCTCATCCTATTGGGTATCTGATTATTACTACGCCTGAACCACCTGCTGCGCTTCCACCTGCGTTTCCACCACCAGTAGCACCATTTCCTGTATTAGCAGTGCCAGCAACAGCAGTATTGCCACCAGCACCACCTACGGAATAAGTGACGCTTGAACCACTGATTGAACTAGCGACACCTGCGCCACCTGCGCCAGTCGTACCACCTGAAGCAGCACCGCCAACCCCACCAGCACCACCGCCACCGCCGTTGTTTGAAGCAGAACCAGAACCACCCGCAAAACCTTGATTTGCAGTTCCCGCACCGCCAGCAAAGTTGTTTGCAGAACCGCCACCACCCGAACCACCAGCAACACCAGGAGCGTTGGCTCCAGTAGCACTAGAACCACCGCGTCCACCACCTGTAGATGTGATAGTAGAAAATACCGAGTTGGAACCATTAGCACCAGCAGCCCCACCTGCGCCAACAGTCACCGTGTAAGAAGTGCCACCTGTAAGAGACAAGGCAGTTTCTAACGAACCACCACCACCTGTTGCTGTGACAGTTGAGCGGAGTCCACCTGCACCACCACCAGCGTTCCAGTTCGTATCGTTACCACTTCCAGCACCACCAGCAACAACAAGATATCCAACGTTGCTAATAGAAGCAAGTGGAGAGACACTTAAAGTGCCTGTAGTTGTAAAGGTGTGAACTTTGTATACGACACCTGAATCAGTAATAATTGATTCTGTTCCACCAGCCAACAAATTTTGGTTACGGTTCAGCCCAGACAAGTTGGAAATTTGCACGTACTGACTGACCCGTGTTCTACCACCACGCATTATGCCACCGTCACAGTCGTTGAACCAGTCGAAGTAAACGAATGAATCGTATACCCACCCGAAGTAGTTACAGTTCCACCGCTAACAGAAATGCCTGCTGATGATGCGTCTGATGTTAGGTAACGGAAAATCACAACACCGCTACCGCCGTTTCCACCCGCTCGGAAAGTACCAAATTGGTCGCCACCGCTACCACCGCCACCACCACCAAAATTTGCTGTAGCAGCAAAACCATTTTGGTTTGGTGTTCCAGTTCCGCCATTGCCTGCGTTTGTTCCACCTGCCGCATTTGCACTACCAAAGCCAGCATCACCACCGCCACCACCACCACCTGAGTAACTTTGGTTGGAACCAGTTTGATAATTATTTGTTGAGGCTGCGCCACCTGCACCACCGTTGGAACCAGATTTTGCTGAACCAGCACCACCTGCTCCGCCACCACCGCCACCACCCGTACTGCTTCCACCGTTGTTTCCCTGTGAAGGAGAAGTTGATGGGGTATTACCCGTTCCACCACTTCCACCATCTCCAGCACCACCACCTGAACCACCCGTAGCACCGTTGCTGTTGCCCGATGAACCAGCACCGTGACCACCACGACCACCGCCAGTAGAAGTTATGCCAGCAAATGAAGAATCTGAACCACTAGAACCATTGTTGGCTGTATCACCTGTTCCACCTGCACCGACGATAACGGCATATGTCCCCGCACCAATGCTGACTGCTGATGCGCCAGTACGGAAACCTCCGCCACCACCTCCACCACCGCCAACACCTTGCGCCGTACCGCTTCCACCACCACCACCGCCACCAGCGACGACAAGGTATTCCACATTGATAGACGGGTTAATCCAATTTTTTACAGACTGACCAGCCCGACTACGGGTATCCCAACGAAGCGTCATGCTTCGACCCTACACCGTGATGCGATTAACAAAACCGTGAATAACGATTTCATTAGCAGTACCCGCAAACGCACGAATCACTTTCGCAGTTGCGTTACCCTGCAACACAAGACCAGGAATGACCAACACCAAACCAGCCTCAGCCGCAACAGTCAATTCAATGTTGCCGTTAGGTTCAGTAGCCTCACCCCACTCAATCGTCAACTTGATTGCAGACGTATGAGTATTAACTGCGTACAGCCAAACCTCATCAACAGTCGTGGTTGTAGTAGAGGCAGTATGAATAGCAGTACCAGCAGTTGCAGTCGCAGCAACCAACACGCCAAGACCCGTTCCAGTTGTTCCCGCTGGTTGTAACGCTAATTTGGTATATGTTGCCATTGGTTTTTCCTAACTGAAGATTTGAATTGCTAAAATGTTTTGGTCTGAATCTGATGCCGAAGCAGCAACAGCCCACTTTACACCAGAAGCCTGAGTAGAGTCTGCCACAAGAGCAAACCCATCAGTACCCACCGCAACACGCGCAGGCGTATTCGCAGCAGAAGCAACAACAATGTCACCCTTAGCGGTCATCAAACTGTTAGGGCTTGACTGCCAAGCCACACCATTAGTTGCAGCCGAATCAGCACCAAGAACCTGATAGTTAGAACCAACAGCCAAACGGTTCAAAGCCGAACCAGAAGTAACCAGCAAGTCACCCTTAGTCGTCAGCTTGCTAACAACCTCGTTAGCCTCATCCGCATCATTCGCCGTGAACACCGGATAAATCGTCGCACCCGCAGAATGACTACTTGCACTCGTATCATCCTGACCCCTAGTAAGAGTAAGAGTCGAACCCGAAATAGTTGCACTGCACTTCTCCTCAGCCGAAGTACCTGGATCAATCACCACATAAAAAGGAACACCCGCAGTAGACGGCCAACCTGTTGTGGCAGCCAAAGAACAAGTCGTGTCAGTTGTGTTGATGCCAGCCGTGATCGTTGTCGCAGCAGCAGCACCAGCATATTGTCGTCGTGTAAAAGCAGGCATACGGTTGTATCTTACACTATCTCACGGAACGCATAATGATGACGCAGGTTCCGTTCCAGTCCCAAGCGTTATGGTTGTTCGCTGAGTCCACGGGTTGCCAACGGACATCCTCAACGATCACCGAATAGGTGCTGGCGTTCTCCTGATAGGTCACAACCCGCGGGTTCTCCACAAGGTCACGCAAATAGTTCAGTTCGGTATCCACGTCCATAAAGTATTCAAAACCACGGATATTCAACTTGTGGTGCAGGAGTAGTGGTACAGAGAAAATCTGTGAACGCAACGGCGCAGCATACGCTCGACCCAACCAGCGGGTCACAACAGGACCAACCGTAGAATCCGTAGAAGAACGGCTCAAAGTCAGGCGAGCCTCAGCTTCAAACACCTTCGACTCAAACCCATCAAACGTGGACTCCAACGAAGCCTCCACAGTCTGAGTACCAACAGAACGGAAATCACCCGAATCCGATGCCACCGACAAAGCCACAGTCCCATGCAACGGCTCAGTACGCAAATCCCATTTAGGGATAAACTTTGTGTCCGGTACACCCCAACGGTAAATACCAGATTCCAATGTCCCTGATGCCACAAGGTTTGTTGAGTGTTGACGGTATGCGCCAAGACCTGAAACAGTGAACACTGGTTTGTTATCAAACTCATGGATATCAACAACAGCACCCTGCCCTGTAACCATCAGGTCCGAGGCGTAAGCAGGCTGGTTGACGCTGACCTGTGTGCCAATATCCAATCGACCAATGCCCGTAGAGGTGGTGTCGTAGTTCGTCCAACCGAAGTACACATACTGTCCGATAGCAGCGAAAGCATTAACAGATGCACCAGTCTCAATCAGTGGACCAACGACAAGGTTGCCGTCGCTGTCCGACGAGCAGAACCGCAACCCTGTCGTTAACCCAATAACCACGTAACCGAGGTACGCATCGATTGTAGTCACAATTTCACCCATCGGCAACTCGGCTGCAACCGTAGGAATATCTAACGCTGTACCGTCAGCTTTGATACCAGTCTTGTAGATCAACGACTTGTTACCTGCGTAACCTGCACAATAGATTTGGTTCTGTCCACCAGCAAAACCAACCCAGTTAAAGTCGTCGTTTGGGTGAGTGAACAAAGCCGATGGGTTGTTGGATGAAGAACCTGGGGTTGTGGTGATGTTCCAAATTTTGCGTTTGTCTGTGCCTTGACCTGCAACCATCAAACGTCCACGAACATATGCCAGCACTCCAGCCTCAATGCCGGTGATGTAGTTAGATGCAGCAGAGGTTCCAGCGTTGGTTTGGTCTATGTCGCCATCAGCGTAAGAGAAGAACACGTTGTAACCATCAGAGGTGATGCTGTAAAGGTTTGACGCGTTGGTGCTAGTGACCGTCGTAAAGGTAGACCAGTCAGTTGTGAAACGAACTGTTTGTCCATCAGTGCCATAAATTCTGTTACTAGCTGTAGCCATATACAAGTTGGTGTTAGCAGAAGCATAAGCCTGTGTGGTGTCAGGAAGCAACGACAACTTGCCACGGTTCCAAACATCAATACCTTTGCTAGAACGGAAACGGTACGCCTCAGCGTCAGCAGTATCCGAATAAGTTTGCCCTGCACCATAATGCCAAGACGACTGCGACCTACGCCACAAACCCTGCGGGTTAATAGCCGACTCACCAGGTTCAGCAGACTGGTCAACCGAGTCACGAACACGCGCATCAAACTGTCGACCGAAACCATTTGACTTCGTATCAATCATGTACGGTCTGCCGTTAATAGCGACAGGGTAAATGTATGGAACTACCTGTGTAGAACCTGTACCCGTAAAGAACGAAGGCCCACCACGGTATGCGGTAGTAAAATCTATAAGCGTTGCCACCGCTACGCCCTAATAGTCAACGGATATTGTCTCGCAAGTTTCGCTGCTTCAGCGATGATACGGTCACGACGCAAACGCAGAATGTTGCTGAACGAGTCACGCATAGCCCCAGGTGGAACCTCATCAGAACGACGAGTGTCACCTTGCGACTCAATGAAGTTACGTTTCACTTCACGGGTAGACAACATTCGGGACATCACACCCATCTCCAAAATGTCTTCCATCGTTACAGGGAGATTGGCAACCGACTGCAAACTATCGCTGACAGTGGACACACGGGTAAACGGGGCTTTGTAACGGACACGCAAAGTGCCAGCCATTACCGACTCATCAAACACAAGTGCAAACCCTGAAGCAAAATCGCTTGTCGGCAGATCACGCTGCAAACGAACCTTGCGGATCACCGGATAATCGGTAGCGAGATAACGCAAACGAACATCAAGCAAGTCAATTATTGATGTTGCACTAGTCAGGTTGATCTGACGGTCAGCACCGTTGTAATCCACGTTGGCAGACACAACACGAAACAAACCGTTCAACGGGCTGGACAAGTCATCAATGTCCTGATTCAACGCTTCCAGCATTTGTGCTTTAGGGAAACGCGGATTCAACACCACGATCGCACCAGCAGTATGTGAAGCTGCGGTAGTGCCACCGTAGCCACGCTCGACCACTAAAGTTTTGTTACCGCTAGTTGCTTCCCAAACATAAATCAGTTCAGAATCAACCTCAAAAACTGTGCCAGCACGAAGCCCAGCCAACTCATAAGACATGACAAAAGACGTGTCATCAGAGTCAACAGATGACGCTAACTTGTTTCGTTCCTCGATAGTTCCCGAAAGAAGTTGGCGTGACACCCGATCAAGGAGCGCACCAGCAGTAGACATTTACTTCTTTTTCTTAGCCTTCTTCATAGGCTTAGCCATCTTCTTCTTGGCTTTCTTGGCATCAGCCATACCCTTAGCGGTGTAAGGGAACTCCATCTTTCCGACCTTTGGCATAGTACAACCTTTCGCTAGTTAGAAAAACAGATTACCACGCCTCAACAATCCCACTTCCGCAAAGCCAAAGCCTTACGAGTAGGACGACCCTTGCTGTCTTTCAACGGACCTGGCATACCGCCCATCCGCGCACAAAACGATTTACGTCGAGCCGCTGCTTTCGGAGACTTCTTAGCCTGTGAAGCAGAAACAGGTGGCTTCAAATTCATGCCCTGCTTCTTTGCTGACGCACGACCTTTAGCGTTCAAACCACCAGCAGGGTTCTTACCTTCCTTGCGTTGCCAAGCAGGAGTTTTAGCCACGCTTCTGAGCAGCCTTCATGTTGTCAATCAGGTTCGGGTAAGGACGGCCAGCCTTCTTCGCTGACGCTTTAGCCATAGCCTTCTTCTTAGGGGAAAGCTTCTTAGATTTCTTCTTAGGGTTTGGTCGATCCCAAACAGGCTTACTTGTGTTGTTCATACCAATGCTCCAGAATCTCTTAATACATCACGCACATTCAACACTACACGGTACTTTTGACCTGGTTTCAGATCAACATGATGCCTACCAATGTCGGCTTTCACCTTGCGTTTCACCTCCACCTCACAGGTCGGTTCTAACGGTTGCCATTTCCCCGTCACCCTGTTCTCCGTAGGTTTCACCACCTGCAACAGTTGGTCGGCTGCGGTGTTCCAGTTGAACGCTGCTGTCTCACCAGCATAAGTTTCTGCTTGTTGCCGGTAACGGTCACGGTTGTCATACAGGTCTTTGATCGCACTAAATATCGCATCAAATTCAGGTTCATCCCAATCACCCATATCTTTCCAAGTTCCCTCATT